GGAAACGCCATAACAAAGATTGTCGTAGAAAGCATATGCACAGCGCTCAGTTTGATCTCTACGAAGACTATCGTACATATGTAAGAGGTGAATACAAAGCACCAAAGAAAGCCTCTAAGGCCTTAAATTCCTATCAACTACCTAAAGTACGTGAAACAAAATACTATCCAAGTCTGAATGATACAACATCAAATCCTACTGGAAAGAAAGAACCTATGAAATATACTGGAGAGCAAAAGCTTTTAGGCATTGCAACGATGCACAAGTCTAACATGGTTCCAATATTTGAAGAAAATAAAGAGTTAGCAATTGATATCGCACGCATGCGAAGGTAATAACCTTATTCCAAAATGATCTAAAAAAACTAAAAATAGTTGTTTACTTCTCTAGATAAATATGGTATAATGGTACCATAAATTAATTAATAAAGAAACAAATTATGGAATACACCCTCGAAGTTTACAAATCTGACAAGCGTACTAAGTCTGGAGAGCGCTTATTCGAAGTAACGGACATGATAGCCACAGGAAGTCCTATGTCTGCAGTTGTACTGCATTGGGCTGAAGCATATCCTGCACCAACATATCGAACTGAAGTGCATAATACATGGGTCACTAAGAAAAACCTAATGACTGGTAAAGAATTTCAAGAACGTTATGATACTCCTTACTACATGTCAATGTCAAGTGAAACTTACTGGGCATAATCTAGCCTTAAATATAAACTAAAATAAGGAAGTACTTATGACTTTTTTACAAAGCTTACCAGTTCGTGGTTCACGTAATATACAGTATTTACAAGAAGTTACAAAGTGGGACACCGCAGCGTTAGGCCATAAAGTGCCTAACCATACTTACATGCTAGACACTCGTCAGTGGTGTGTAGGCTATATTAAAGAAGGTACTACTGAAGAAATCATCTTTAGTAAACCCCTAAAGCAATTTTCGAAGTCATATAGGAAATTTAAAACACTATGACCAATAAAGCAGATCGCCGCATCCGCGATAAGACTATTAATCGATTTGAATTAATTGATGAAACTGGTAGAGTTGTAGTTAAGTATGGAGTCAGTGTTGAGTTGTTATATCAAGACGACGGTCGTACACTTAAAGTAGTCTTAAGGGATATGAAATCATGAGAGTAACTAGAATTCATATGCCATGCAGAGAATGCCATGTCATACACGCTAATACTATGTCCTCTACACTCTGTAGTGATTGTGGCATAAAGCTGCGTAAAGAGAACGAAAAATTAGAAGCTGAATGGCTAGAAATTGCTCTAGAAAGTGACTGGAAAAGAAAACATTATGAAAGTTAAAATTGGAAATTATCCGACACATAGATTCTATCACAACTGGCTTCATCGCTGGTTTGATTACAGCCCACAACAGTCTATCAAAGTTAAAATAGACAAGTGGGACACTTGGAGCATGGATCATTCCTTAGCTCATATTATCCTTCCTATGCTTAAACAGCTTAAGGAAACTAATCATGGCTATCCTGCAGATTTAACTGAAGCTAAGTGGAATGACATTATGGGCGAAATGATCTGGGCGTTCGAACAAAAGTGTAAAGATGATTGGCAAGGTGACTATTACGAGTACAAATCTATTAGTAAAGAAGAAGCAACAGATGACACTGAAAGTCTATTTGGATTGAAACTTGTGTGGGAAGACCGTGAAGGACAACAAGCACATCAACTACGAATGACTAATGGATTTAAACTGTTTGGAAAATATTATGAAAATCTTTGGGATTAAATAGAGATGTATGATATACATTTATATATCATCGTCATGTAATGATATACATTTATATATCAAATAAATGTGTATATATCAAATAAATGTGTACATATCTAACAATATGTGTTATAATAGTCTTATCTTTTTATATAATGGAGTAATCGTGAATGTCTAATGAATTCTTATGGGTGGAAAAGTATCGCCCACAAACCATCTCTGATTGTATACTACCGAAATCTATCGATAGTGTATTCAGTGAAATCTTATCTACAGGTCAGTTGCCGAACATGTTGTTCAGTGGTACAGCTGGTGTAGGTAAAACAACTGTTGCCAAAGCACTCTGCAATGAACTTGAACTTGATTACATCATAATCAACGGATCTGAAGAAGGTAACATAGACACACTACGTGGCAAGATCAAACAGTTTGCTTCTAGTGTGTCACTGCAAGGCGGTTATAAGGTAGTAATTCTGGATGAGGCTGATTACCTTAATCCTCAATCAACCCAACCCGCTTTACGTGGCTTCATAGAAGAGTTCTCAAACAACTGTCGTTTCATAATGACATGCAACTTTAAGAACCGTATCATTGAGCCACTCCACTCACGTTGTTCTGTCTATGAGTTCGCTATCCCAAACAAAGAAAAGCCTGCAATTGCTGGTGCTTTCTTTAAGCGTACTATAGATATTCTTAATAAGGAAAACGTCACGTTTGATAAGCAAGTTCTAGCACAACTTGTTGAACGTTACTTTCCTGATTGGCGTCGTGTCTTAAATGAATTACAAAGGTATTCTGTTAGTGGTACTATTGATGCTGGTGTTCTAGTTAATCTAGGTGACAACAACGTTAAATCCTTAATGGATAAACTTAAAGGTAAAGACTTTAAAGGTATGCGTCAATGGGTTGTTAATAACATTGATACCGAACCGCATACTATCTTTCGTGCAGTATACGATAAAATGTCAGACCACCTGCAACCACATTCTATTCCACAAGTTATAATCATTCTTGCTGATTACCAGTATAAGAATGCATTTGTAGCTGATCATGAAATGAATATGGTAGCATGCCTGACAGAGATAATGGCTGGTGCGGAATGGCTTTAAGCTATTGGTTTACTGGCTTCACAGCCTCGTCTTTTGATTTGCTTCATGCTGGTCACATACTTATGCTTAAAGAAGCCTCTAAGCAATGTGACTACTTGATAGTTGGATTACATATTGATCCGAGTGTTGAGCGTCCTGAAAAGAATAAGCCAATTCAGAGCTTAGAAGAACGCATAATTCAACTTGAAGGTTGTAAATACGTAGACGAGATTCATACGTATACAACTGAAGCTGAACTAGAATCACTCCTTAATACTCTACCGATTGAAATTCGTATTATAGGCGAAGAGTATAAAGGTAAGGCTTTCACTGGCAGTCGTAATTGGTGGCATGAAACCTACTACAATAGCCGTGACCATGAATACTCCACTACGGAATTGCGCCAAAGGATTAATAATGAACCCGTTTGAATATATAAATGCAATCAACAACACTAAAAAGAATGTGATGGTTGACGATCTAACTGAAAAGGGTTATAACTCCTTTATGGTTAACCGTTCGCTTTCTTACTTTCAAGACACAGTTCTTCTTGCAAATGAGATGAATAGGTACCACCACCTTGACTCAAAACTCCAGTTTTCTTTTTTGATAAATAGTGTTAGGAAAAAGAAACGTTTCGCCAAATGGGCTAAACCAACTAATCCTGATAACTTAGAAGTTGTTAAAGAATATTATGGCTATAGCAATGAAAAAGCACGCCAAGTTTTGACAATATTATCTGATCAACAAATTGAAGAATTAAAATTGAAGGTGTACAAAGGTGGAAGAAAGTAAACCCATAGAATGGACTCCAGCATTAATGCTAGAAGTTATTCTAAACGAACCAGACGATTTTCTAAAAGTACGGGAAACTCTAACACGGATCGGCGTGGCTTCACGTCATGATAACAAGCTGTTTCAGTCTTGTCATATCCTACATAAGCAAGGACGCTACTTCATAGTCCACTTTAAAGAGCTCTTCTTATTAGATGGGAAACCTTCTAATCTATTAGAAAACGATATTCATAGGCGCAATACGATTGCTACTCTATTAAGTGATTGGGGATTAGTTCAATTCTCTCTAGAGGAAGCTCTCACACGTGCACCGCTGAGACAAATTAAAGTAGTCTCATACAAAGAAAAATCTAAATGGGAATTGTGTCCGAAATATAATATCGGTAACAAATAGATCTTGTTGCTTATACCAAAAAGTTATAAGCTTAGATCAAACCATTCTAAAATAACAGTGTACAATCTCATCAATCTTTGATATAATAGTTATATAAATTGATGAGGTTAACACATGAAAAACAGTATAGTTATTAAGCAAATCGCTGAAGAGATCAAGGAAACTGTTCGTCCTTTAATGGAAAAATGGGTAACTGATCGTGTTAACTATCTTACTAACACAAGAACGTGGATGCATTCTGATGAAACTAAGCTAGCTATTGATGAACGCTACGAAGATCGTAAGCTCATCGCAGGCAAATACTATATGCGTGGTGACGCTAGGCGCAGTCTTTATAATGAAATGGGTATCAACCAAGGTGATCAACAACTGATTGCTTATTATAGTGTTGATGATTGGTTAATCAAAGCTCAAAAAGAAGCTCTTCAAAAGCTTATGAAGATTGAAGTTGCTGTAGCAAAGAAGATCGACTTCGAAGTTAATAGCGTTGAAAAGCTATTTTGCAGAAACGGTCTAGACGGTTATATGGAAGGAGCTTGGAAATTAGATAATGGAAAAGTCTTCTCCTTTGAAACCTTTTATGCTGGTGGTCATAACATTCAATGCCTACATGTTCGCACTAAATACAAATTGAAATAAGGAATATATAATGAAAGAAAAAGTAATACTAACAGACTGTGACGGTGTTCTCGTTGATTGGGTTCACGGTTTTAAGAAGTGGATGAAATCAAAAGGCCACAAGCCAGTTGTTTCAGACACTTATGATATGGAAATCATGTTCGATATGACTCGAGCAGAAACTAAAAAGTTAGTAAAAAGCTTTAACGAAAGCGCAGAGATGCGTTACTTATCACCACTGCGTGATGCCATTAAATACGTACGTAAGTTGCACGAAGAACATGGTTATGTCTTCCGTTGCATTACAAGTATGAGCCTCAACCAAGCAGCCTACCGTTTACGGAAGCAAAACCTTGATCAGTTGTTCGGCCCTACTATCTTTGAAGAGCTGGTGTGTTTAGACACTGGTGCAGACAAAGACGAAGCCCTAGAACAATATCGCGGTAGTGATATGTATTGGGTAGAAGATAAGCCACAGAATGCAGACCTTGGTGTTGCTCTTGGTTTACACAGTCTCTTGATCTCTCACTCTTTCAACGCCGACTATACTGGTGATGCAAAGCGTGTACAGAACTGGAAAGAAATTTACAATATAATTACAGGATAAATTAAGCATGAAACTACAAAACGAAATTAAAATCGTTCGTCTTGTCACAGGTGAAGAACTCTTATGTACAGTAACTTCTGACACAATTACAGCAAAATACAATTTAACTGATGTTGCTATATTAATACCAACTGAAGCTAACTCTCTTGGCCTTGCACCATTCATGGGTTATTCTACTGCCTATCAAAATGAAGATGGCATGGATGTAAAAGAACAGTCTATTATGTTTATTGTTGATCCTGTTGACTCACTTAGGAAGCAATATCAAACGATGTTCTCTAAGATTCTTGCTCCAGCATCAAAGATCATTCTTTAATAAATAGATGTATAAACACAAATCAAGGGTACATACGGATGAAAGCTTTTCAGGAATTTCTAGACGAGGGTGTCAATGATCCTGCAATATTTAAAGCTATAATTTTAGCTGGTGGACCAGGCTCTGGAAAGTCTTTCGTTGTAGGTAAGACTGCTTTACAACCTCTTGGGTTTAAGCTTATCAACTCAGACATAGCGTTTGAGAAAGCGTTAGCTAAAGCTGGTCTTGAAGCAACACCTGATAATATCATGTCGCCTACCGGGCAAATCGCAAGGGCAAGTGCAAAAGCTATTACAGGTAAACAAATGTATAGAGCCCTTGAAGGTAGAAACGGTATTGTTATAGATGGTACTGGCAAAGACTATAATAAGATTGCCGGTCAAGTCAATGACTTAAGAAACATAGGATACGCTGTAGCTATGATCTTTGTCAACGCAGATCTAGATACTGCATTAGAACGCAACAAATTAAGAAAGCGTTCTTTAGCAGATAAAGATGTTGAGAAGATGTGGCAAGGTGTGCAAAACAATATCGGTAAATTTCAAAACCTATTTAGAGAAAGAATGGTTATAGTAGATAACTCTAATGGTTCTAACATCGAAGGAGCAACACTGCGTGCTTACACCTGGATGATGAAATGGTCTAAAAAGAAGCCTGAAAATAGAATCGCAATTAAGTGGATTAAAGATCAATCGGCCTCTAAATAATATATAAATAACATCGGAATGCAAGGCTAGCTTGGTTCCTATAAATACTATCTTGCTTGAAAAAGGAGAATACAATGACAGGCATTAGAAGAATTAACCCTTCGCAAAACTTATATCCATCATCAGCGTTTATTGGGTTCGATCATCTTTTTAAAGAATTGGAACATGTTACTAAGCATGCCCATGATCACTACCCACCACATAATATCATTATCACTGGACCAGACGACTATCTAATCGAATTAGCGGTTGCAGGATTCAGTAAAGAAGGTATTGATATTGAACTTGATGAAAGGACTCTCACTATTACAGGAGAGCATGTAAAGAAAGGTCGTGAATACGTTCATCGTGGTATTTCTACGAAGAAGTTCAAACGCACTTTTCGGCTGTCGGAACACGTGCATGTGCACGGAGCAGACATCGTTGATGGTATCCTTGCAATTGCATTGAAGGTTATTATCCCTGAAGATCAGCGTCCTCGTAAAATTAACATTGGAACTAACGAGGAATCCAAAAATGTCCCAAACAGTCAACTACTCAACGAAAATATTTAGCTTTACTATTGTACCTTTTCTTAGTGTTATTAAGAAATTCTTAAAGAAACGCCATGATTCATTAATACTCTCACGCCAACTATCGGCTAATGCAGTTATTGCTGAATACATGCTTAAAGAATATCCGTATCACACTTATAGTTCGTTACTATTCGAAATGAATACTACCGCCTATGATGAATTCTATCAGAAGAGAGGGCAATAAGAATGTTTAAAAATCTTAAAGTTTGGTGGTCTAATAAAGTTAAGATCTGGCAAATGTCTCCTGAAGAAGCTTACTTGAGCAGGTCAGTATCTCTAGCCGATCTCGAACGTAGACAAAAACTGTTGCTACGTTCAGAAGAAATGCGTCACAAGTCTTTGAACCATTTCTATTGTAAAGACCATTAAGTTGAATGCTAACTCGAGAG